CACCGCCATCGGGGTTGACTTCACCGGCACGCTGACCAGCGCAACCGGCGTGATCACCGTCACGCTCGCACCGGCCTGATCCGGCAATCGGGGTGAAAAGCCCCGTTCCTTTTTTCACTCTCACCGTTGGGAAACGTCGGAGTCCTCTATGTCTCAAATCTATAACGGCGGATTCATCACCGTCACCGCTGCAGGCGGGACCATCGTCACCAGTGGAACCTCGGCGCGCATCGCCATCCCGGTCGCATCGGACGGCAACCGCCCGCGATTCATTCGTGTCTCCGGTATCAATGCCTGCTATGTGCGACTTGGTGATTCGTCGGTGGTGGCCACCAATGGCGACACGCTGATCCAGCCTGCGGCCGCGGCGCTGATGCATGTCCCAAGTGGCGTGACGCACATTGCGGCCATTCAGGACGCCGCAGCCGGTCGCGTGAACGTGGTTCCCCTGGAAAACATCTGACATGCGCGCCGTCGTTGAGCAGGCCGGCGGCCTGAAATCCATCGTGGCGCTGGAAGATGGCGCGCTGATCACCGGGACCATTCAGGACTGCACGCCGATTGCAGAGCGCGCCAAGGCGATGCACAACGAGGGATTGCACGGCTCGGCAGACTGGAAATACGCGGGCGCTGTGCCATCCGTCATGATCGAAAAATACTGCAACGACAACGGCATCACGTTGCACGAGTTTTCAGCCAGCCAAGACCACAAAAAGCGCCTGCTGAATGACCCGGCCATCGCTCACTTCCGAATCTGGAAAGGGCGCGTATGAGCTTTTCCACCTATGCCGACCTGAAAACATCGGTGGCCACCTGGCTGCATCGCACCGACCTGACGGCGATGATCCCTGACTTTATCGCCCTGGCTGAAGCGCGGCTGAATGCCGATTTGGATACACGGGCCATGGAGTCGCGCTCGACCCTGACGGCCACATCGGGCAATGCCTGGCTGACGCTGCCCACCGACCTGCTGGAAGTGCGCCGGCTGACCGTGGCCACGGACCCGGTGCGCGTGCTGGAATATGCCGCGCCCGACCAGATCACGCACGACTTCAATTCTGGCGTGACCGGCATTCCGAACGCCTATGCCGTGATTGGCACACAAATCCAGTTGGCACCGACGCCGGACGCCGCGTATGACTTCGAGTTGTCCTACTGGCAGCGCATTCCAGCCCTCAGCAACAGCAACACGAGTAACTGGCTGCTGGTTGCTTCTCCGGCTTGCTACCTGTACGGGGCATTGTGCGAAGCGGCCCCGTACATGCAGGACGATGAACGGATCGCCGTGTGGGAAGGCAAATACAAACAAGCCGTGGATGATGTCAATGCGATTGACTGGTATTCCGGCTCCACCATGAGAGTGAGGGCCGGCTAATGGCACTTGAATCTGCCACCTACATCAGCGACTTGGTATCAACCAACCCGACCGGGGCGGACAGTCGCGCCACGGCGGACGATCACCTCCGCTTGATCAAGTCCACCATCAAAACCACGTTCCCGAACGTGTCCGGCGCTGTCACGCCGACGCACACCGAGTTGAACTACGTGGCTGGCGTCACCAGCGCGATTCAGACCCAGCTCAACGCCAAGGGCGATGTAACCCTGAATGGCACGCAAACCCTCACTAACAAAACGCTAACAAGCCCAGCCCTGACGGGCACGCCAACGGCACCAACGGCGGCAGGCGGGACCAACAACACGCAGATCGCCACCACGGCGTTTGTGGCTGCGGCGGTGTCCGCTGGCGGTGGCATGGTTTACCCCGGCGCAGGCCTCCCGGTGTCGACCGGGACCGCCTGGGGCACGAGCAAGACCGCCCCCAGCGGCGCGATCGTTGGCACCACCGACACCCAGACCCTGACCAACAAGACGCTGACCAGCCCCACGCTCGACACCCCCGCGCTGGGCACGCCGGCCTCGGGCAACCTGAGCAACTGCACCCGCGACGGAACCAACGCCATCGGCTACCTGAACATCCCGCAGAACACGCAGAACGCCGACTACACCCTGGTTCTGGCCGACGCCGGCAAGCACATCTACCGCTCGCCAGGCGACCCAAGTCAGCGCAACTGGACTATCCCGACCAATGCCAGTGTGGCCTTCCCCATCGGAACCGCCATCACCTTCATCAACCACTCGGTCAATATCGTCGCGATGATTTTGCCTGCCGGCGGCGTCACGCTCACCTGGGCCGCCGGTGGCGCTACCGGCAGCCGCACCCTGCAGGCCTACGGCGTGGCCACCGCGATCAAGGTCGCCACGAACGAATGGATCATCAGCGGCACGGGGCTGTCATGAGCGGCATTCATCAAGCGGTCCTTGCCGGCTCGCCGCCTCCAGCCGTACACGGAAGCGCAGCTTTCACATCATCCGGGAGCTGGACCGTCCCGGCGGGCGTGACCAGCGTCACGCTGGAAGCCATCGGCAAAGGAGCGGACGGTGGATCAGGCCACGCGGCTGGCGGCGGCGGCGGCTCTTACGCCAAGAGCACCGGCGTCGCCGTGTCGCCCGGAATGACGATCTATTTTGATCCGGACTACTACGCTGGCGCATGGGCCAACACATCCAACACCACGCCCGCGTCGTCCGCGACCGGCGTGTACGCGGGCTCGGCCAGCGGCTCGACCGGGGGCTCCCCGCAGGTCTACAGCGGGGGCAACGGCTACGCTGGCGGCAACGGTGGCGGCTATGGTGGCGGGGGCGGTGGCGGGGGCAGCTCCATCGGCGCGGGCGGCACCGGCGCAGGCGGCATCGTCGTGATCACGTATTGAGAGCGAAATGATTCCAATCAAAGACTTAGGCTCGGTCGGGTTCATCCCTGATCAACTGGCGCAGGAACTGCCGGACGCTGGGTTGTCCAGTGTCTCCAATGTCAGAACGAGAGACGGGCATATCGAGCGCATCGGCGGTGATACGGCCATCTACACGACACCACCTGTCACCCCGTATTTCTGTATTCCCTACGCGGCTGGTTCTTCGCGGTTTCTGGTGTACGCAGGCACGGCGGCGGTTTATGCGGACGATGGCTCGACGCAGACGGACATCACCGGAACCGCCCCCACAGGCGCAGCCGGAAACCGTTGGACAGGCGGGGTGTTGAATGGTGTCCTGATCCTGAATAACAGCATCGATCAACCGATGTATTGGGGCGGCAACGTATCGAACAACCTGGCCACGTTGACCGGATGGAACAGTGCATGGCGTTGCGCGTCGCTTCGCCCGTGGAAAAACTACCTGTTCGCCTTGGACGTTACCAAAACCGCGACCCGGTATCCGCACATGGTCAAGTGGTCAAGCGCAGCCGATCCGGGCACCGTGCCAGCCAGTTGGAACGAGGCCGACCCTGCTGTAGACGCTGGCGAACTGGACTTGGCGGAAACAACCGACTTTTTGGTGGATTGCTTGCCGCTGGGCGATCAACTCATCATCTACAAACAGTTTTCGATGTACGCCGCAACCTATGTCGGCGGACAGTTCATCTTCAGTTTCCGCAGGATTCCCGGCGACTCTGGCTTGATGGCAAAGGGCTGCGTTGCTTCGGTTCCTGGTGGGCAAATTGCAATTACGAACGGAGATGTAATCTTCACGGATGGGCAGACCGTCAAAAGCATTGTTTCTGGCCGGGTTCGAAAGTGGCTGTTCAACTCGATTGACCCCACCTATTACGAACGGGCATTCGTCACCACCAATCCGAGTTTCAATGAGGCATGGATTTGTTACCCGACTACAGGAAACACCCTTTGCAATCGTGCTTTGGTCTGGAATTGGGCTGACAACACCTTTACCGTCCGATCTTTGACCAATGTGACTTATGGTTGCTCAGGCCAGATTTCGGCGGCTGTCGATGATTCGTTTGCTGCTGATTCGGTCAGCTTTGACGAATCCAGCACGACCTTCGATCAGGCGCAATTGCCTCTTTCAAAGTCTCAGCTTGTCTTGGCCACCAGCACACCGCAGATTCTGGCCGTTGACGTTGGAAACGACTTCCACGGAACCGGGTTCACCGCCAGCATTGAGCGCACCGGGCTGGCCTTTGGCGATGCGTCAACCGTCAAAACGGCTCGGGCTGTCTATCCCCGGATTGATGGCAACAGCGGCTCAACCATTTATATCCAGCTTGGCGCGACGATGGATGTAGAGGCTCCGTACACATGGGCCGATCCGGTTCCCTACGTGATTGGCTCCACGTTCAAGGCGGATTCGTTCGTAACCGGGCGGTTCATCGGGTATCGCATCTACTCGACCGGCACATTTTCATGGCGTGCACGCTCGATTGAATTTGATGTGAAAGCACGGGGCAAATACTGATGTACCAACCTCAACTGCTTACCGCTGGCGACCTTGAAACCCTCAAGATGCAGCTACGGCAAGAGTTTGCCACCATCGCAAGGGAACAGGCCCAGCCATCGGATTACATGGCTCTGAACACGCTCTATGCGGCCCCTAAGCGCATCTCGGATGGCATGGTGATCTTGGCAGACGGAACCTCATTCGATCCCGGCTCCGGGGCTGGTGTTTATGCCCGTGTTGCGGGCGCATGGGTGAAGCTATGAACCTACTGGCAGACATCTATAGCACGATAGACAGCAAGAAAC